TCAAGATCCTCAAAGCGCGCCTGCTTCTCGTTCAGCGTGTCGATCTCGGTGTAGCCGGCGTTGGCTTCAACGATCTCTCGGTCGTAGCCCATCTCCAGCAACTCGGTGACCGTCATCTGCGTGCGGTGAGCGACAAAGCGGCAATCGTCCAGGCTCTTCGCGCGCTGGCTGAACAAAAACTCTTCGGGCGGCACGTTCTCGATCTTCACTCGCCCGTCGCGCTTGGTCTTTTGGATCGTCACGTCGTAGGCCATCGGCGGCGGCAGGATGCTGCCGTCGGGCGCCTCGATCGGCGTGCCAACCTCGCGCGCTTCCTGCGCGGTGACTTCGATCTCGTCGTCCATCAACAGGGCGGTCAGTTCGTCGTCCGTCAGGTCGGTGTAGTTTTCCTCGACCGTCTCTTCAGTCTCATGCCAAAAATGCTTAACGACGCCGGCCTTAAACAGCAGCGCGTCCTTGAACCAATCGTGCATGATCTGAAAGCCGTCGTTGTCGGCATTCAAGATGAAATTCACATACTCTGTCGCCTGCGCGGCGGCCTGCACGTCTTCCGGCCCACGCGGCTCAAAGCGCACAAAGTCGTCTGTCTCGGCAAAGACCTTGATCAGTTGCGGCATGATCATCTCGACCATGTCGCTGACCTCGGTCTGTACCACCTGGCTGCGGCCATCGACCTCGTTGCCGAGCGGCTCGCCCAGGTAGTAGCTCATCGCCTTGATACGGTCGGCGGCGAACTCGCTGTCATGGTAATTTACAGCTTGCTCGATCTCGCCGCGGATCAGCGACTGAAATTCGATTTTATCCATTAGATTACGCCGCCTGTGTAGAGGCCAAGAAGGTTCGTGCCGCCGGGGCGGTCGTCTTTGTTAAGCAGGCCCATAACCGGAACGCCGGGGGTTGAGAGTAGACCCTTGTCTTTAATGAAGCGCCGGATGACTTGCTCGCGGCTCATCCCTTCTTTTTTTCCCCGCTCATCAGCGCGGCGGCGGAATAAGTCCATGAAGGTTCCCTGGCTGGTCGGGTCAACGCCCGTGCGATCAGCGGCACCCATCCACAAGGCCGCCTGTACTTGCGGCCCGGTCATGCCCGTCTCTTTGCCGATGTCGTACATCAAGGCTTCCATCGCCGCGTACTCAGAGTCGTTCGGCTTCTCGGCCCACATCTGAGGACTGTCTAGTTTGGATATGTCCTCGACCGACAATTTTCCATCGCCGACTGCTTTTTTCGGGTTGAAGGTGGTCATCACCTTGCCGTTGACTTTTCGACTGCCAAAATACTTTGATATTTTTTTGCCGCCGATCTTCTTCAACTGCTCTGCGGTATCCTTGCCGATCTCGGCCTGGGTCGTCAGCCACTTAGGATCTTGTGACGCCATCGCCATGTATCGCGTGAAGTGGAGGTCTGCCGCGATATTTCTCTCGCTGCCCTTGAGGCTCTGCGCAAAACCCTTCGGCTTCGGATTATCTCGCCAGTTTCCTCTACCAGGCGCAATGCCCGGCTCAAGGTCACCAGACCATTGGCCTTGCTGCTGACGCGCCGTGATTAACTCTTGCAGCCCCTGCGTCTTGTGGCCGTAGCCTTTCGTCCTGCCGCGCGCGATGTCTCGCGCGTCGTCCAGTTTTTCAATATCAAGCAGAGAGCCGCGATACGCCTCGCCCTCTGTCTGGTTTGAGTTGCGGGGAAGATCGTCCGACGCGAGGCGACGGCGAATTTCACTCGCGTTTGCCATGTTGGCCGGAACCTTGGAACCTGGTGAGGCGGACCCCATAAGATCCATGTACTCAGCCCACTCGCGACTGCCGCGCTCTTCGCCAAGCTCTTTGACAAACCAATCACGCAATTCTTCAGTATTATACCAATCGGCCCCGCCCAATTCGGTGCCGCGCTCTATGTCCCGCATCATCTGCTGCCGAACCGGGTTATTGACGTCACGCATCGCCGCCAGTGAACTCTGCACGCGCGCCGTTTCTGCTTTGGGCGTGTACCGTAAGAAGCTGAAATCAGTTCGATCAGGCGCTGCGCCAAGGTAACGCGGATCACTTCCTGGCGGCAGGTCGTACATGCTCGACGGCGACGTTGTTGGAGCGTCAGCCTGTCGCATAATCGGACCCATCGCCGCACCCATTGCGCCTGCCGGTATGCGCGAAAGCGCGCCCGCCGGCGAAAAGTCCATCACGTCGCCGATCAGTAGCCCCGGCGCCCGTTCGCCCCGTGCCATTTGGCCCATACGCACGGCGGAGTTGGCGACGTCGCGCAGCAAACTGGGAAATGCTATCTCCAGCCCATCGTCACTAGTCTCATCGACGTCCAGCATGTTGCGCTGGCGAAATGGCAGAATTGTCCCGTAATCATAATCGGGATTGTCTAGAGGGTTGGGACTGAGAAGACCGTTTGCCATCAGGATTTTTTCTTAACGACCTTCTTGCCGGACTTCTTCGCCGCAGCCTTGGCCTTCGCCATGCCCGCCTTCGTGTATGCGTATTTTTTGTTTCCAACTTTAGGCATGTTCTATTCCTCAGTTTTTCGAAATCGTCTTGATCACCGCGCCCGCGACGTCAATCTCCCACCAGCGTTCGCCAGTGGACGGCGCCTTCGGGTTGGCGTGGTGGTTGTTGTGAATGCCGTCGCCCCAGTTCAACAGGCCAAGCAGCATGTGGTTGGTAGACCGATCGTTCGTGTCATGATTTCGGTAGCCGGCGCCGTGCGCGAAATAGTTCGTCGCACCCTGCGCCAACATCGTAAGCGCACTCGGAAGCGCGAACCCAAAGTAAAGCGCGTCCAGGCCGATGGCCGAGAGCGCGGCGACCCAAGTCAGTATGATCGCCAGCCAGTAACGGTCGGTCAGTAGCAAGAACCTGTCCCGCGCCAACCTGATGCCGGCTCGCAGCAGGTCGCTGTCCTCGGCGCGGTAGAAAATAAAAATTGTGCGCCAAAAGCCGCGAGCGGCCTGGTGCGGATCTTTTTCCGTGTCGCTGTGCCTATGGTGCAGGCGGTGAAGCGCCGCCCAGCCGAGCGAACTTCCCGCACCGCTCAACAAGGCCGGCAGCGCCAGTGCGTATCGGAGCGCGCGGCACTTGAACTCAAACGCGCCGTGAGAGAGGTGCCGGTGGTTAAAAATAACCACGCCAAGGTTGTTGTAGGCGACGTACATCGCCACCGCCGCGAGGATCGCCAGCGCCGACCAACTTACATAGGCGGCCGCAAAAATTGTCAGCGCAAGGTTCGCGAAAAGTAGCCAGCGAACGCGCGCGATCGAGCTTTTCAGCACAACGCGCCGACCGCGCGAAGCGCCGGGCGGATGGTGTTGGAAAGGATCGCAAAAAGGATGCGCTCTTTCAGCGTCATCTTCTCGCCGGTCGTCTGCTTCGCATAAATTTTGGTCAAAAACTCGCCAGCGCCCGTGTGGCCGATTTTTTTCGCAATCCACGGGCCGACGATGTCGTAGCCGCGCATAAGTACCGGGTCTTCTCGGCGCAGCTTGATGCCGTACTTTTTGTTCGCGCGGAAACGCTCCTTCGGGCTGATGCCAGCCTTGAACGCGGCGGTGCAGATGTGCGTGTCGCCAGCATCGCTAGCATCGCTAGCATCGCCGATTCCGCCGTCGCCGGGTTCGTCATAGTCATCAGAAGAACTGTATCCAGTACCCTTTCCGCCAGAAGCTGTGCCGCCAGCCGCACTATCTGCGTCATCTTGCTCAGAACTAAAGCTCAACCCCTTCGCTGTTCCCATAGTATCAAAGGCCGCGCCATAGGCGTCAGCTACCGATGTTGAAACAGCGTCACTATATGCACCTGGGTCAACGCCACCAGTGCCATAGTTGCCATAGCCGTCGTAGCCGCCAAGATTTCCTCGGAATGCGTCCTTCGCTAAACTGAACAACGAAATGCTTTTTGGATTTCGATTGGCTGCTATATTAGCCATCGCCGTAGCGGCAAAACTAACCGGCCCCAAAGCAAACGATGCAAGATTGCCCGCTATTGACGCGATGTTTGCAGCCGTCGGGTCCAGCGTCCCAGCCAAATCCAGTTCGGCCTCAATGTCCTCCAGATCAGTATAGTTATCATCAAAAAATTTTGGCGATATCGGCGCCACCGGCGCAGTCGAACCGGCAAACGGTCCCGGCTGAATGGGCGTAAAAGGCTGCGGCGTCGGCGTGGCGTAACTCGGTAGGCTTATGGGTAGCAGGCCCGTGTCCGTGTAATTAAACGGACTTTTCAGCAGCGGCTGCGGCAGAGGCTGCACGTTCACAGGCTCGCCCATGTTGAGCAGGTTGTTGTAGTAAGCCATCAGACCACGTAGCTCGTATCAACATCGATGTTGCCAGACCACGCGTACTTGTTGCCGTGGACGCCAACGATCGCGTTAGACGCAAAGGTCAGGCAGAACGCGTCCGCGATGTCGGGCGACGTGATCCCTCTTTTCTTCATCTCGTCCTTGCCTTCAATTTTAATTTTGCCCGTTGACGTAAAATTGAAACGGGGCGCCGCAAGCTCCTGCACAAGCGTGCTGTCGTCGGGCAGCTTGCAACTCTTTTCCTCAAACCAATCGCGCGCGCGGCCCCACAGTTCATCTCTGAGGCGCATATATTTCTGGTTCATGCTCGCGGACTCGGCGACGTTAATTCCACGAGCCGGCAGATCCAGCTCCTGCAATCGATCGACCACGCCGGCGCCGATGCCGATCACGTCAACGCAAATCTCCTGCGGACGCTCCATCAGCGGCGTGGACTCGTACTCGTTCATTATTATGCCGGCCAATTCCATCGTGGACTTGTCGCGCCAGGTCTTGATTTCCTCGGTCAGCGTGCCGCCCTTGCGCTTCGCGAGCGCGCTCCTGTCTCGCCCGTACCTGGCGACATCCAGCCCCCAGATGACGCCGGCGGTGGGACTTTCAGTTATGTCGCGCTTGGTGGCCGCCTCGATCAGGTGAAGCGGGATAAAAGTGTCATCATCCGCCTGCGGAAACTCGCCCAGCACGCGGATGCGGAACGCATTGCTCTCGTCTCCGTAACGCTTTGCCATATCTTCGATAAAGTCTTTGCTGACCAGCGGGCTGTCCGCGCAAGATACTTTTTTCGTCCACCAATCATTCTTTAGGTCCGTGTGCGTTCTGTAAAAAAAGCCGCTGGTCCTTGTCGGGTTGCCCAGCAACAGGGTCGTCGCGGCGTGGCCGCTCATGCTGCCAGCGGCACTCTCGTACACTTCTTCGGGTATGCCACTCGCCTCGTCGGCGATCAGCAGGACGTTCTCGCTGTGGACGCCCGCGAGGCTCTCCGGGCGCTCTTTTGAGCTTGTCCTGGCGGAGCAGAACGCTTCCGTTGGGCTGCTCTTCAGCACAATGCGGTCGCTGGTGGCCTCCAGCAGCTTGCTGATGGCCGGCGGCATCTCTTTCAGGCGCCGCTTCACTTCCGCAAACAGGGCGTCGTATAGCTGGCTGGCGGTTGGCGCGGTGACCACCACCTTCGCCGGGTATCTCGTGAGCAGATACCAAAGGATTATGCTGGCCGCGCAGCTTGATTTTCCGACACCGTGGCCGGATCTGACGCTTATTCTGCGCTCTCCGGCGGCGATGGCGTCCATGACCTCGCGCTGCCACGGTAGGGGCTGCATCTTGATGACGTGTTCGCTGAAGCCGGACGGGTCGTCGCGATAGCGTTGCAGGAAGGCGGACCAGGCTGATTTTTTTTCGGTCATTCAAACAACAGTGAGCCGCTTGGCGGTGGGGGGTTGGACAGCAAGCCGTCTGTCACCGGGTTGAATTTTTCTAAAATTGCGAGAGCATCGGCGGCGCTCATGGGGAGCATTTTGCCGCCGAGGATTCGGTTGTCTTCGTGGATTTTGCGGTCAAAATCAGAGGCTTCTTGTTCGGTGGTGAATTTTTCAAAAACACCCTCTTCCATAGCGCGGTCCATAGCCTCGCGGGCGCCGAGAATTTTGCCGTCCCACACGCTTGGGACAACAACCACGCCATCGGGTGTTTCAAATTGCCGTGTGTATATTGTTGATAGCGACCCGTCTGGGTTTTTGTACGCTCTTTCGTATGCCAAATTTTCGAGGTGGTGCCTGGTCAATCTATCCAAAATACAGCGCCCAGTTTCACGCGGGGGTGATACAAATAAAACCCGCACCGGTCGCCGCTTCGAAGGGGGGGGTCTTGATCGATCGGCGGCGGCGCCGGCGGGAGAGACGCCGGGCCAGCCGCCTCCGCCGGCGCGCTTGGGATCAAGCCCTCACGCTGGCGGAAACGGATGCGTAATCCGTAGGTCAGCTTAATGATATCAATGGGTTACGTGGTCGTCGTCGCGATCCGCTGCCATTATTGGTGCGATCGGTGGTGAAGTCGGGACTGTTGCCAACTCGGCGACGGCATCAAGATGCTCGCGCGCGTCGTCCACCTGCACCTGGCGCTTCTCGACCAGCAGCCCGCCCAGCTTGGCGAGGCCGAGCAGCGCCTGGGTCGCGGCCGATTGCTGGCCCGCCGCCGCGGCGGCCTCTGCCGCGCGGCGCAATCCGGCCGTAATTTCCTCGATGGTTATCGCGTTCTGGTTCGCGTATTCCGCTTTAAGCTGATCCACCATTACCGCCACCTTACCGTGCTTCAATAGTTCGCACGCCTTAACGTGAACGGTTTCGTCGCTCATTCTGTCGGCATTGTACGCCGCTCGATATGCTGCCGACGCATTGCCCTCGCACGGCCCCACATATTGCCGGGCAAACTTCTCCTGCTTGATTGTCAGTTTCGGTCGATCGGCCATGCTTTACCCATAAAAAAAGCGGCTCCGATAGAGCCGCCCATTGTTGCAAATATATCACACTTTCGAGCGTTTCGGCATTAAAATATGACGTAACGTCATTACTATATTGATATCTCTACGCTCTTCGCGTATATAATGTATCAAGGCAGCGAGGTGCTGCCGGCAACAAGGAGACTGAAATGTTCAACGTCGAACCCCCTGCCACGAACCAGCGCCCCGCCCATTACTACAGTGACAAAGCCAAGGGATATCGGAAGGTTGCCCTTGGTCTTGAGCGCCGCGCAAAACGCGCAGGTAAGAACAGCGCAGAGTTCAAGCGGTACATTGATCTGCTCGACACTGCTAATCACTACGGTCAACTGGCGCGTCAAATTCGCGCCTAACAACCCGCCAGGGCTTCGGCCCCGGCACAAAACACGAGACACCCCGCGCTGATCGGCGCTACGATAAAACAAAACGGAGAGAGAGATTATGAAGATTTACATTTACCAGACACGCTTCACAAATGGCCGCGATGATTTCCTCGACGTGATATGCGCAGATAACAAAGCCGACGCTGAACGGCTCGCCACCGCAATCTGTCGCGGTATTAGCGATGACCTGTCCTGCGACGAGTGGGCAGAGGTCGAGGTCGTAGGCGAGGCCGCGACAGACGCAGCGTCGTTCGCCGATGAAATTCTGGAAATGGAGAACGCCTGATGACCTACGCAAACCTTGAAGAACTTCTGACCGCAATGCGTGCCGACACGTTTGACGAATGGGCAATATCGGGCCTGCCGAACTTTGGCGGCGACGAGCCATCCGACACGGCGGAGGTGTGGTCATGGGACGAAACGCGGCTCATTGTTGGTACTGATTGCCGTAATTTCGAGATCATAAACAGGACAGATTGGGTTAATTCGTAGGCGTATTTTTCAATTAAACCAATAGGTTAGCCACCTTCTGATCAAAACTGGTGGGTTGACCTGCGGTAGCCACCGCATCATCGCCGTGCAACGCCTTGCAAGCCAGCGCAACGACATGACCGATGGAGCAGGTAACTGACACAACCAAGGCACGAACATGACCCCAGAAAACTTCAAACACCGCCGACAAAAACTCGGCCTCTCACAGGCCGCTACCGCGCGCCTGATGCGCATGGGCAAGCGCGGCGCCCAGAACGTCCATAGATGGGAAGTTGGCGACAGTCCGCTCCCGGGCTGGGCGACCGTCATCATGGAGATCGTCAGCACCGGCACGATGCCCAACCTCGATCAGGTCAAAAACCAAAAACGAGCCGAACGACCTGAACAATAATCTCAACCAACTCTCAATCTCCTCACAATCGGCCTACTTTTTAAACGCATCTGGGTTGCCCTTGCGACCAGTAAACGGATTTTTACCCATTCGGTACGGATAGAGCGGACATCTCGACAACTCGCACTCTTTTACTAGGTAGGGGTACCCGCCGACACAGTCCACGCAATTCTCTCGTATAGCGCGGAGCAAAGGACGCTTTTTGTGGCCGATCTGCTCCAGTTCTTTCCTGTCCTGCGTCATTTCGTTCCTTTCAACAAAAACCACATCTGCAACATCGCCCGCTCGAAGTCCCGCTTCACCGTCGTTGGGTGCGCACCAACGATCCGCGCCACCCGTGACCATGCTGGCCCACGTCGCCGCCGAACGGCGCTGTGCGCCACCGCCCACACCAGCCGCGCGTCGTCCGCGTCCAGCACCCGCGCCAGTTCCAGCGCGCAGTCGTAGCGAAAAATCTCAGCCGCGTCCGCCGGCCCCGGTCGAACGTCCACGTCATTGTACCCGTAAGCCAACCCCGGATCCGGCACATAATCGGGCCACGCCACCCGATACCGTTTCCTCACCACCCCCGGCAACTTCCTCTCGGTTTCAGCCGCCTCAAAAAACAGACCCGGCATCCCTGCCACGTCGCCGACGTGTCGAAGCAATCTCTCACTGTCCATCACACCCCCGTAAACCGGCCAGCATGGCGACACCGCAAAACGCCGCGTTCTATATATATAGAAACGCGGCTTTTGCGGCGTCTAACCGCCCTATGCCGCAAATGCCGCAAAACCATAAATGCGGCTTTTGCGGCGTCACTAAAGTAGCCAGACATAATCGCCATTTCGGCCCACAAACTCGTCGGCAACGAGAGCATCTGCTGCCCGCAAAAACGTCGTTGACTTGTGACGACTGTCGCCGGCGAGCAGTCGATAAGATTCTGCCTTCCACGGCTCTTCCGAGACGCATGTGCGCCCGTCGAACTCAAATGATTTTGAGGCAAGTGCATTTTTGAGAGCCTTTAAGAGAATGCGCTGGTTGCGGCCACTGGGACGTTTTTCACGCTTCTTCGCGCTCTCAGGCACCGCATCCAGCGGCTCAACCACACAAGAGGTCACGGGCTTGCCACGCCGGTTGACGCCAAGTTCGACCACGCCCAGGCGGAAACAGAACTCGCCGCCCATCTCCAACTCGCGCTGCTTTTCGACCCGCGCAGTCGAAAAACCGTCGCCGGCCTCGATCTCGATTTCCGTGTCTGTAGCGGCCCGCAGGGCAGACGATCCACGCGCGCCTTTCGACGTATCCTTGCCCGAATGATGCACAACCATGACATGAGACTTAGTCGCCACGCGCAGGTCGTCACAGTGGCCCACGAACTGGCTCATATCGACCGTGGTGTTCTCGTCGCCGCCCGACATGACGCGCGCCAGGGTATCGACCACCACCAGCGAGATCGACCCGAACTCGCGGGCCTTTATCAGCACCGTATTGATCAGGCGCTCCATCTCCTCGTCGGAGTCGTACAT